ACAAAGTACTCCTAAACCATTTTATAGTGTGCAACATAGCCTGACTAGTAATTCAAAAAAATCTCAAACAAAATGGTTAACTTTTTTTGAGCAGGTACGTGGAGAAAACTGGCCTGATTGCGATAGCGAGGTCAATTTTTCAAATTTGCCAGACTGGATTCAAAAGGAGTGTATTGAAGTTCATGGATATAAACCTAACTAAACATCCAATATAAACTGAATGGAAGTTTTTAATTCTAATAATCTTTTAATTATCTGGTATCCGCAGTACGCAGGTGGCAAGTTTATTATGAATTGTCTATCTTTGAGTAGACACGCTATTCCGTTACATGCTGCTGCAGGAGACTATCTATTACAAAATCCAACTGATTATGATTATAGATTAAACTTTGTGTTAAAAACATTGCCTGACAGCGAAAACATGAAAGAATGGTTACAATATGAATGTAATACTTTTCTTTTTTATGATCAACCCCCGGGTACTCTACATATAGATATTTCAAAAACAACAGCCGAGTTAGAAATTTTCACAATGTTATTTTCAAATCCTTCTATAGAAATAAAGATTGCTAAAGTTTTAAAGGAATGTATATCTAAAAATATAAATTTTTTTGCTGAATCTTTAACCACTATGGAAATAATGAAAAAGTATTTAACAATATGGCCAAACGCTAGAATTATTGTTTTTACTAATTTTAATAAATTTAGAGAAATAGCTTGCAAAAGAAAAGCACCTGACAATTTTAACATGTTTGAAAATTGCGGCAATGAACAAGAATATAAGTATAACCAAATTAAAGGCGACTTATGGCCCCTTTGGCAAGAATTTGAAAAAAATTTATATGATATTGAATCGCTAGCGCAGCAGACTTATATTAGCGACAATATTAAAAATGAAATTAAACTATACTATAATTGGCACAATATTAAAAATGATAAGTTCAGAATTGACATTGATAATACATTTTTTAATGTAGACAAATTTTTAGAAACTATAAAAAATTTGTATCAATGGTTAAAATACGACGATTTCAATGAAAAACTATTGTTAACCTATTACAGGAAATATATTAATTTACACACATAATTTAACAAACAAGGATTTCTTTTAGAAAATGGATATTAAAGTATATTAGACTATACCAATCAACCATTTAAAAAGATACAAAAAAATTATTTTATTTATAATTTAATGACTATATAGAGGAAAATCATGGCTAAACCCTTTGATGTATCAAAATTTCGCAAAAGTATTACAAAAAGTATTGACGGCATCTCAGTGGGATTCAACGATCCCACAGACTGGATCTCAACCAACAACTATGCTCTTAACTACCTTATCAGTGGGGACTTTCGTAAGGGTATACCAATGGGTAAGGTTACAGTATTTGCTGGTGAATCTGGTGCAGGTAAATCCTTTATCTGCTCGGGAAATCTCGTCAAAAACGCTCAGGAACAAGGTATATATGTTATTCTTATTGACACTGAAAACGCACTTGACGAGGGCTGGCTCCACGCACTTGGCGTCAATACTTCTGAAGACAAGCTTCTCAAACTCAATATGTCCATGATTGATGATGTGGCCAAAATGGTCACAGAGTTTGTTAAAGAATACAAAACCTTACCCGAAGATCAACGTCCTAAAGTTCTGATTGTGTTGGACAGTTTGGGCATGTTGCTAACACCAACCGATGTAAATCAGTTTGAAGCCGGCGACCTTAAAGGCGACATGGGTCGTAAGCCCAAAGCATTGACAGCACTTGTTCGTAACTGTGTCAATATGTTTGGTAGTCTAAACATTGGTCTAGTTGCTACCAATCATACATACGCCAGTCAAGACATGTTTGACCCCGATGACAAGATCTCGGGTGGACAAGGCTTTATCTACGCAAGCTCGATCGTTGTTGCTATGCGTAAATTGAAACTCAAAGAGGACGAAGATGGCAACAAGATTAGCGAAGTAAAAGGTATCAGAGCAGCCTGCAAGATCATGAAAACCCGTTATGCCAAGCCGTTTGAATCAGTGCAGGTCAAGATTCCTTATGAATCAGGAATGAATCCTTACTCGGGCTTGGTTGATCTGATTGAGGGAAAAGGTTTATTACAAAAAGAAGGCAATAGTCTTAAATATACGCTAGCAGATGGCACTGTGATCAAGCAGTTTCGCAAGGCCTGGGAGCGTAACGAAAATGGTTCACTAGATCAGGTCATGACAGATTTTACCGCTAATCCACACAAAGACACTGCTATTCAACCCGAAGAGGAAACAGCCGAATGAGTATTGATGTTGAAGTTTTAATTGAATCTTATATCACACTTAAAGAATACATTCCTGCTAAGGAACGACAAGCAGCAGCAGATAACTTAGTTAGTATGCTGGTTGATAATTTAAGTGATAAAGAACTAAGAGAATTTGGTGGAACTGATAGTTTTACCAAACGTGCTATTGAAGAATATCTAGACGACGAAGACGAAGAAATTGATTACGAAGACTGATGTGGTATAATCGTGTTATTGCAGATTTAGGAGAAATTCCGGCCTTCATTGATTATTATGAAGGTGAACTCGTACAGGCAAAAGCAGAAACATTTATACGAGGTAATGTTGAAAAGTCCGCTGCGAATTTACCGGGTATTACAGAGCACAGATTTAACCAGCTTCAGGAGATCGAGGCTATACTTAACTATCTTAATATACAACTTCGCAAGATTAGACGAAAGCATTTTCAAAAATACTTGGAATCTTATGCTCGAGCTCTTACAAGTCGCGACGCTGAGAAATATACAGATGGCGAGGATGAAGTCATTGACTTTGAAACGATCATTAACGAAGTTGCTTTACTTAGAAACAAATGGCTTGGAGTTATGAAAGGTCTAGAAAGTAAAAACTTTATGCTAGGTCATGTGGTAAGATTACGCACAGCCGGTATGGAAGACATTGTAGTATAATGAATTATAAAGAACACGCAGAAAAAATACTTAAAGAATGGGCATTGTGCTCAAACGCTCGCCCAAAAAACAATGCTGTTGATATACAAATTGAAAAAGATGTATGCGGAAGATTTGCAACTCATTTGATCCATAATTTAAATTGGGGCACCGAAAAAGAATTAGCCGAAGCATGCCATCAATTAGAGTCTAGACTAATACCACTTCGGGAAAAAATTATAATAGAGGTTATTCAAAATGGGTTTATTTAAAAACGCTGACGAAAGTTTTCAACACAGCCAACCAATTAGAGATCTACTATATCAATATGATAGTTTTTTAGACAGTTTAGAAGTTATAGCAGATTATGGTTGTGGAGCAGGATTTGATATAGAATGGTGGGCTACGCTAGTCACTAGAGATGACCCACCTGAACCTAGGAATTACACTTGTTATGCCGTGGACACAAATACAAAGCAAATTGAACCAAGAATTAAAAATTATAAAAATTTATTTGTATTTGAAGCAGATATAGAAATAGATCAACCTGTACCAAGAGAAATAGACTTACTCTGGTGTAGAGATACGTTTCAGTATCTAACTAATCCACTTAATACTTTACGTATGTGGAATGAAAATATGAGTGTAAACGGAATGTTAATTCTATCAATTCCGCAAAGCATACATTATGAAAACAATAGATTAAACAATATAAGCCGTAACGGTTGGTATTATAATTATAATGTGGTGAATTTAATGTATATGTTAGCAGTCAATGGGTTTGATTGCCGTGACGCATATTTTAACAAAGACGAAAATGATATGTGGTTATATGCCGCTGTTTATAAAAGTGAAATTAGTCCACTAAACCCTAAAACTACTTCATGGCATGATTTAGTTGACGCTAATCTGCTTAATAAAAGCACTAGAATGTGCATAGATAGATATGGATATGTAAGACAAGAAGAAATTCTAACTACCTGGTTAGATAAAAATTTTTACAAAATTAAAGAATAAAATAAGTCAATAAATATTATAATGCGTAATTTAATTAACATCATCGCAGAAGCCGATGCATCTATTAAAGACGAAATAGTTGCTCAAGTAAAGCGGACCGACGATATTAACATTCTTAATAGAGTTTTAAATGTATTACGAGCTGGAAATTTAGACGAAAAAATCAGCGCAGTTTTGTCACAAGATGCCGATGCAGCAAAATTTTTGGAAACTGTGGCAGATGTTATTGTAAAAATCAATGCTCCAATTACGGAAAAAGATGCCTTTTTGAATCGTTTTCCTAAAGGTATTATTAATACTTCTTTACTATTAGATGGTAGTATACATTCTTACTTGGATATAGTTAACGGTGCCAATTTCGCCCGTACTGTATTAGCTACATTAGCTGCACACAGAACATTGATAAGTCAGGGTGTAGGTCCTGGTGAAATGGCTCTCGCTATATTAAGTCCACAGATTAAATGGAGTGGTCGTACACAAGGAGGTGGCGATATCATCGTTGGAAAAACAGCAGTTGAAGTCAAAACCACATTAGAAAGTGGCGGTCGTTGGGTCAATGCTCGTAAAGCCGATCAGAACATGCCTTCAATCAAAA